ATTCCGACAATAGCTACGGTTTTACCTTCAAGTTTCTTGATTGGTTTCATATCTTCTCCTTTTTTAAAAACTAAGTAATCTGTGTTCTCAACGAATCATATCTGTATTCGTCTCTTCTTCCTCTTGCCTCTGCTTTATTTTTTAATCTTGCCATTTCTTGTTGAAATCTATCTTCGTATAGTTTCATCATATCAGCATCGCCTTTCATAAAAATATAAGCCTCAACTAGACATGCGTATAATAACCCATTTCTTGCATGTTCTGACATCCAAGTCCCTGTTGTATCTGTAACTAAAGAGTTAGGTTTATATAAATAGTGTAGCTCAGTTGTATAATTTTGATCTGGAACTGGAGCAATGATTAGTGTTGATTCTTTTGTTCCAGTATTTAAGTTTTTGTCAAAGTCACCATAATATAAAGGAAGACCTCTTGATCCTGAATCTGTTGGATCTGGAGTATATTCTTGCATAAAACTCGGATGTTTTTTATCAAGATAATAATATTTACCTGTACTATCTATACATGCAAGAGAAAAAGACAATTCAAAATCATCTGGTGCTGTTAAAAACCTAGAGCCAGCTGTCATAGATCCTTGAACATTTCTTCTAAAATAATCAAACTGAACTAATTCAAATATTCTTTCTTCTGCATTTTTAATAATATCATCTAAAGTATTAACAAAAGTTGTTTCAGAGTTTTCTGAAAAATCTTGAATTAAAGTTTTTAATTCTGATAATGTTAAAGGACTGCTCATATTAAGTATTTAATTGCCCACCCATACCTGAGTGGTTAGTACAGTAATAATAAAGCGTAGGTGCCCCTGATGCAACTTCTATCTGAGTATATGCTCCTGAGCTTCCAGGCGTTCCGCTTGTTGTAACTCCTGTTGTATATTCAGATCCACCAGCATGAGTTCCATTTGCAGTAGTTGAAATCCTTAAGGGATGATTGTTATTTGTACTATCAGACTGGTCAAATTTGTAAGTTTGTCCTTCTGTTAAAGAAAGGGTTGGAGCCCTAGACCCATCTATATAATAATAATTAGATCCATAATAACTAGCAACAGTTACTGTATAGGTTGTAACAGATGGACTAGGTGTTGGTGCAGGTGTTGGGCTAGGACTAGGTGTTACTGATCCATCTGTACTAACAGTTATACTTCCAATATCACCAGTTGATTGAGGCAATGAAAAATTTGAACCTATAATGCTTGAACTCATAAAGTGAGGTTTGTAAATATCATTATAAACAACGACAACTTGACCTTCGCCTACTTCTTTATCTGTATCTGGTCTTGGCTGATAAATTGCTTGAGAATCAGCTGGAGCTGTATGCGGTTCTAATTGAGGGTGTTTTGGTTCAAAGCATTCACTACAAACTTTAAAACCAGTCCATTCTTTTTTTAAGTCTTTTAAAGGATATTCAAACGCGCATCTATCGCATAAACCTACTGCAAATTTACCTGAAGCGTAAGACATGTTACCTCAAACTATTAAAAGGCCTAATTCTAAATGATGCTTTATCCTCATCAGTAGACATGGCCCTATCAAATTCTTCTTCGTATAATTGTTTTAGTAGTTGAGCTTTTTCTGGCGCTCTTTTAATTGCAATATAATATGCAAGACCTGCTGCAAAACAAGGATAAAACCTAAATGGCATATCCATTGTATTAGTTCCAGCGTCGGCATCATCCATTCTTACCATTTTGTTAAAAACCAAAATGTCTGTTGAGTTTTCTGGCGTAGGCCAAACTTTTAAAACAGGTGTATTTAGCTTATCTAAAAACCATTGAGACGGCATGCTTTGAGTTGTTTTATTAGGAATATTCAAATAAGAACTTCTACTTAATCTTTCTATAGAAATATCAGTTTGCTCTCCATTTGTTGTACGTCTTAAGACAACATCTAGAATGTCAATTACATTAGAATTTAAGGTGTATTCAGCCGTTCCTTTAGTAACAGTTTGAGTGTCTTGTTCTATTGTCCATTGGTTTAGACCTCTGTTAGCCCATTCAGCAAGCATTAAATTAATAGATCTTCTAGCAGTTTTTAAATCATAACCAGTTCTAAGTTCTAGGCCGCATCTTTCAAACGCTTCCTCAACGAACTCAGCTACATTCGGTTCAAAATCTGTACTGCCTGAAACTGACATTATTTTTTCTTTTTAGTTTTTTTTAAAGATCTTTCTATTTGAGCCGCTTGCTTTGCATGAAGCTTAGAAGCGCCTTTAAGTTCTTTTATTAATTTTCTTTTTTGAGCAACTGATAGATCAGCCATTATTCATCCTCGTTATATAAATTATCGAAAACTCGATTTACATCTAAGGTATAGTCTAAATCAGATTTAGAATAATGTATATGTTGAGATGGTCTAAAGTCAGGCGCCCCAGAGCCAACTTGGAACCAAGCTGGGTGTGTAACCCTAACTCTATTATTTGGCAGAGCAACTATATTTCCAGTCCATTCTCCTGCGTCTAATAACTCTAAAACATGACTGCTTTTATGCTGGGCAGGATCATCTGCTATCTCGCTTTCTGCATAATCAACAGTAAAGTAATATTTTGCTGGAAACATTTTACCGTCTATTTTAGCCAACCAAGGACAAGGAGTTGCCCTATCAATAACGTAGACTGAATTATGATGAGAAGAACAATCCCAGGGCTGAGCGTCATGAACTTGCATTGGCTCTGGCCATTCTTCAAAAGGAGTATCACCAACTAAAGCTGTAATTGGCATACGAGCCCACATAGCGCCACCATGAATCGTATCTTCTGGCTCGCCTTCTGCTTCAACACCAGTAAAAATTATATGGAAACTAAGACATCTGTTTGGCATTGTTGTAACGCCAACAGCCATAGCATGCAAAAACTCACCATGATACTTATCATGATTGTGCGTATATTCTTTCCTCACCCAACATTTGAAATGAGGAATATTACTATATAGATAAGACACTACTACTTATCCTTTTCCGCCCTTTTTCCCACCTTTTGAGTTTCCTTTAGTCATGCCGCCATTCCTATATCCTTTAGTCACGCCACCATTCCTATATCCTTTAGCCATACCGCCCTTAGACATTTTTTTTATTCCGCCTCTTTTCCCGCCTTTAGACATACCTTTGGATTTTATTCCGCCTTTTTTGCCACCTTTAGAGTAGCCTTTAGTTTTTTTAAACATTATTACTCCTAATATTCTTTAGTTTTCTTTCTTCGGTTGCTCATTACTTTACCACAACCTCTTGCTATATAGATATTTATAGGACCTCCTTTTGCTTTTTTTGTCCTACCGTCTTTCCAGCTAATTCTTTTGGAGCTGGTCTTTTTTTTGGCTGCTGATGTACATTGAGCTTTTGTTGGTCTACAGGCAGGATAACTTCTGCGTTTTTCACCTTTTTTTCTACCGCACGGCTTGCCAGTTTTACAGTCCACCCATCCTGTACCATCATTTTTAGAAAACCAATCTCTAAGTGTTTCTTTTTTAGCCATTAGCTTAATTTGGTTTTTGTTCTTTTGCCTGAAAGCATCTTGTTTAAACCTTTTGCTTTAACAAATGTTACTTCGCCACCAGCAAATTTTTTTGTTCTTTTCTTGCTATTGCCGTAATTAGCTGCGCCAACTTTTCTGCATTGGACTAATCTGCCACTAGCATATGCACTAGGCCAAACTTTCGCACTACGCTTTACTTTATGATAACAAGCATCTTTTTTTCCACTAGCCATTTAACATTTCCACCTTCGTCTTGCTTGACGTATTCTTGAGTTAGGATCATTTCTTGTTTTAGCTGAACTACGTTTAAGCTGTCCAAGAGATCTAGCGCAATATGATTTACGTCTTTTTGCAGCTTTGCTGCCTTTTTTAACTTTGCCTGTTACAGCTGTTTTTAATTTAGATCCAGGATTAGCTTTACGATAGGCTGCCACACCTTTTTTAGTCATACCAGCACCAGACTTGGTGGGGCGGTAATTAGCGCCTTTACCTTTAGTTGTTTTACGTATAGGTTTTGCTTTTTTTCGTTCTGCCATAACACTTAATATAGTAGCACTATAGAAGTGCTACTACAAAAATAAAAACTAAGAATGAAAAACAGTTACTCTGTCTATATTGCTTAATACAACATGAATACCATCTGAAAATAAAACCCCAGAATCTGGAATATTCATAGTTTCAGTATCATTTGCATTACAAGGAGCAATAAGAAGAGTGGTGCCAGTAACAGAACCGTCTCTAAAAGTTACAGTACCGTCAGAAGATCCTCCTGCGATAACATAACCTCTTAATCTAGATCTGCCTGCTTGCAAAACAGCTCCGCCAGTAGCGGAGCTGGTGCTAGTAGCTGTTTTTACATCTGAGCCTACAATTCTACCTGCCATAGTTAGCTCCTAAATTACGCGTCAGCGTATGGTGTAACTATAGTTCCTGAACCAATTAATAATGAATTATGAACAAGATATGTAGCAGTATCAATAGCTGTACAGCTAACAATACTTCCCACGATTCCACCTTTGGTTGAACCATTCATTGTTATAACATCATTGGATGCACCTGGAACAAAAGCTTTCTTTGTACTATCATCGATAGCGATAAGAATTGCACCTTTGAATTTATCAGTTCCATCAGTTTTAATATCAAGATCAGTAGCTGCTGTTTCAATATAGAAATT